TTGGTTTTGAAGGCGCAGACGGCGCTTATGGCTATTACATTCAAGGCGGTCCAGCGTTGGTTTCTGCTGACGGTGAGGATTCTGAATTTGAACTGTCTGGCAAAATTGGCGGCAGCGTTCAAGCCACTGAAGCTTTTGGCGTTTATGCCGAGTTGAGCTTCATCACTGGCGAAGATGATCCTGCTTTTGGCACCAAACTGGGTGCTAAGTACAACTTCTGAGCTAGCCTAAAACCGGTCGTTACGCCCTTCTCCTACTCACACAGGGGAAGGGTTTTTTCTTTTATGAGGGATCATGCAAAAGGTTTTCAACGTCATGGCAGCGGCAGCGTTCGTTATGTCTGGCGGCATGGTTGTAGGCACCGTTATGCTCTACACCCGCATCCCATCACTGACCAAGTATTACATCAGTGAGCTAAAGCTAGAGCTGACAGAAATGGTGCTTGATATGGTGCCAAAGCAAATCGATGAAGCAATGCCAGAGTTGCCAAAAGAAACCGGCTTGCCACTTCCTTTCAAGTAATCATTTTGGTTTGAGCGATTGGATCATCTTCATGCGCTTCTGGTCCAAACCCTTCTTTTTTGATTACAGCCATATCAAGTTCTGGCGTGGCTGCATCTGGTTTTTGATCAAACGACGCAAGCCATTCACGCAACGCTTGACCTGTTGGCGTTGAGGCTGGCCACTTTACAAACTTAAGAAGTGCTTTGTGGTGCGTAAACAGCATTGATGTTTTGCCGCTTAAAACGGTGTAAACAACAGGCGGTCCCTCGCGCATACGATTACGTTCAATCCATAGTTGACCGGCTGTAAACCGTTCTGACTTCATGCCTGAAATTCCTGAGATCGGGGTGCAGTCTGTAAACGTTCCAGAAATCCCTTCCTGGCGATCGATTCCACCTCAGAGTATTCCAAATGCCCCGCCTATCACGCTTCAGCTTGGTTTTCCAATAGCGGATATTCCTGGCTGCGTCGAAACGCGCAATACGCAACCAGGAAATAGTGACGCCTATGACGCTGATCCAAAAGGCAATCTTGTGGTGTGCGATGGAACGTTACCGTCATACCGCCCGTTAGATTTCACACCTGGAACGCTGACTTACGGAAGTGCAAAGCCACCAACAATTGATCCAACGGATTTAGACAAAAAAGAGTCGGCTGATGTCTCAAGTCAGCCGACCAGTAGCGCCTCTCCCAATCTGCCGAGTGCGTTGCTCGACGATCCAAAGATAGCGATAGATCTACCGTGTCCACCTCCTGACGCAATTCCTTTAGGAGCAAAGAACAAATCTCAAACTGCTGTCATCATTGGTTACAAAGTGATCGATGGTGAGTGTGAGGCGCAAACAGAAGCTTTACCCGTATTCTCCATTGTCAGCAATTATCTACCTGGCGCGCCTGTCGTCATTACGACTGCGACGATTGCAGCAACAGCGACGGTTGCGGCGATTGTGGCAAAACCGTTAGGTGATTTTGTATTGAAGGCAGTTAAGCCGATCGTCAAAAAGACAATCAAAAAGATCAAGGAGAAGCTTGGGAAGAAAGTTTTGGTTGAGTCTGTGTTGGAGCGACAGAAGTCTCAACGGTCTTTGCGGAAGTAGGAATTGTATGCTTGTGGGGCGGTATGACGCCAGGCGGATTGACAAGCACTACGTCAGCACAGATTTTTGAGTAGGGCGAGTCAGGATGAAACATGATGCCTTGCTTCATCAGCTCAGCACAATTTTTTAGGCGAGCAATTTCGTAGTTAAGTCTGGAGTCAGCAAGTTTTGCGTCCAATAACGCAACTTGTTTTTTTGCTGCTTCCTGGCAAGCGCGAACGTGTCTTCGATCTAATGGAATTGTGATTTGCGCTGTGATTCCGCCGTTAATCGAGAAGTTGTTTTTTTGCCCAGTACGAATCGGTTTATAGAAAAGGACATTACCCGGATTATCGGGCTGGCCATCTGGGACGGGATTACCTTCCGGATCAAACGCGCCAACAAGATCGATTGTGTCATAAACCGGTTCGTTGTAGTGCGATTCATAGGGTTGAGCCCAGCTTGTCGTGCTACTTAAGAAGGGGTTTAGGTGAAGTGTTGTTCCTGGGCAACTAAAAGCGTTGTATTGGAAGGTAGCGGTGCGAGAGGGAACGACTTGAACAGCTTGGTTTGTGACCGATCCAGAGCTATTAGCAACAGGCGCTGCTGTACTGCTAACTTGCGCTTGCGCTGGAGCGCAAAACAGCAAAAGCGTTGCTATGACTCGCTTCATTGCGTAAAGGTGCTGGTTGTTTCAGTAATCGACTCAATGTCTGTATCGCGATTGATCAAGGTGTAGTTGACCAATCCAGGCCCTTGGAGTGTCTCAATAAATTGGAAGCTAGCGCCTTGATTGACGATATTCCACACAGGTTTGTCTGAGGGATCAAGCCCAACCCATCGACTACTAATTCCGTTGAGTGTATTGGTTGTCGTTGTCAAAGCGCGCGGTGCAATATCGCCACCCACTGGCGCAATGTTTGTGCCAGAAACGCTTAGCTCGTAGCCAGTGCGATATTCGTATGAATTGATAACTTCCGTGACCTTAGTTTTAGTAGTAGTGGTGGAATTCAATACACCCTGCTGGAAATTTGGAACCACAGGCACACTTTTTACTGGAGCGGCGGCTATTAAAAAGTCAAACCCTAAATAGAGAAGGATTAACCAGTTTTTGATCATTTGATAGTCAACTCTTGAATAACCTGACCGATGGCAGAAGTACCAGCTCCACCAGCGGTAATTGTAAGAGCACCATCTGTTGCAATCGTTCCAGCAAGAGTGCCAGCAACACCGCCTGATGTTGTTGTAGTGCTACCAAAAGCTGGGAGCTTTGGGACTACTCCTGACGTGACTGTTGTTGAAAGGAGGCTTGGAACGTTGTCTCCTTCTGTATAGCTTTCGCTGTAACTAAAAGCATCACCAGCAGTGGTAATAGTAAAAGCGCCAGGAGTGTATCCCAAGGCTGTCCCGGCAGTATGAGTCTTAAGCACAGGCACAGTGCCCAAAGTGACGTTATTGCCAGAAACCGCCATTGAAGACGGGAGGCGCGTTGCGACTGATCCCGCTCCATCAACTGACAATTGAACGCTTGATTGGATTCTATGAATGATGTCCGCTCGCGCTGGTGTAGCGAGAGCTCCCAAAATCAACAGCAGAGCAAAGCGTTTCATTTGGGTTTAGAGGTGGACGACTGTTCTTTGATTGTAGGTTCTTCCTTTTTCTTTCTGTTGTTGCCAACAGCTAGACCAAAGGAAGCTGCCGTTCCAGACAAGATTGATGCTGGATAGGTTGGATCAAGTGACTGCTTAAACACGCCGAGATAGTTGGCGGTCAAGATTGCCATTGACCAGCCAAGCAGCACAATTTTGACGACGTCACCTAAACGTGAATTACCGTCTTCCGGTTGCTTTTCTGCAGGGTCTGCCATGATGAAGGAGCGTTAAGAGGCGGTTCATGGTTGAAGTCTGGGCCGCCGTTGCTGGCGCGTCAATCACGGTGGCTGGTTTAGGGATCTCAGGATTCAACCGCCAAGGCCAGCAGGGTAGAGACTCATTGGTGCGTCTAGCGACAGCAGTAGACAACCTGACTGGAAGGTTGGACATTTTGCACAATGACATCAAGACGAAGGACATGGAGGTCTTTGCAAGATTGAATGAATTGGAGCGTTCAGTTGCACGTCTAGAAGGTCATACGGATCGGCATTAGACTTGCGTCAACTGCAATCGTTCAAATGCTTTTGTTGATCCGTCCAATTTTGTTCCGTTTTCTGCAATCAGAAGGCGTCAAAAAGCTTGTCATTGATCTTTTGAGCGCATACTGCAAAAGCACTGACAACACCGTTGACGACAAAGTAGTTGAATTTGTAAAAGCAAATTTATTTCCTACCACAAGAATTGAAAAGTGAAGCCAGCGTCAATTTTAGTAATCAGCTGGATTTTTGTCGGCATTTCTAGCGCCATTGTGGTGTTTGGAACGGTGTCAATTTTTTATGGTGGCTACTTAGCTGGCAGTGGACGTTGCTTGGAGGCATCATCGGACTAATAGTGTTTTGTATTCTCGTGACGCTTGCTTTATTGCCGTTTTTTCAGTTTTTTCGTGGCACCCCACACCAATTGGCAGCTATTAAGGAGTTTGAAGAGTCAATGCCTCCTGAACTATTGGAGGAAGATGCCGCTTGGTTTGAAGCCTGGCGGGCAAGCGGTATTGACCAGCAAGTCCTCATGCCTTACTTCACCCAACTCGATAACCAAAGTGGTGTCGGATATAGAGAGTGTTTCTCTAGTGCAGCCGCGATGGTGGCATCGTTTTACAAAAAAATTGCATCAGACGATGAGTACAACAAAATCCGTGCTCGGTTTGGAGACACCACCTCAGTAGAAGCTCAATTGCAAGCGTTGCGAAGTCTTGGGTTAAACGCTGAGTTTCGCAAGGATGGTGACGCTGACCTTATCGAGCTAGAGGTTGAGCGTGGAAGACCAGTTTTGGTTGGGTGGCTAAACCACGGAAACCTGTTGCGAGGCGAGGCACCAAGCTGCAATAGCAATGGTTGTGGCCATTGGAGCGTGATCAGTGGTTACGCGGGCAAGCATTCCAACGATCCAGAATGGATTATGCAAGATCCGCGTGGTTTACCGGACATGATTCAAGGTGGTCACAAGAAAGCGTCTTTGGGGCGGAATGTGCGAGTAAGGCAAGCTGAGTTTTATCCACGTTGGGAAGTTGAAGGTCCTAGGACTGGCTGGGTCATTCTTGTGGATGACGAGTAAGCTAATCGTTTATTGATGCAGCATGACAGTTCTGTGTGATTGGGAGATTAGAGCTAGATGTGAAGGAAGTCAGATGATTGTTCCTTTTGATGCAAGTCTTTTGAACCCAGCAAGTTTAGATGTATTGCTTGGCGACAATTTAATGATTGAAACAATGCACCAAGAGGAGTTATTGCGTTTTGACATCTCCGATCGAACAGAAGATAATCCGTACAAACTTCTCCCCAACCACTTTTGCTTGGCTGAGACACGTGAGTTGTTTAATATCCCCGACGACATCAGTGCTCAATTTGTACTCAAGTCAAGCCGCGCCAGGAGTGGCATTGACCATTTACTTGCTGGTTGGATCGATCCAGGATTTCATGGAAGTCGATTAACGCTTGAATTGAAAAATGTTCGTCGTCATCATAGTTTGCCATTGTGGCCAGGGATGAAGATTGGCCAGCTAGTTTTCCACTCAATGTCAAACGTTCCAGTGCATAGTTATCGCGAAACTGGCAATTACAATAATCATCTAACTGTAATGCCAAGCGTTGCATGAGCTGGTTTGTGTTCTGGAGCAACATCACTGCGTTCTGGACGACAGTAGTGATGAATTGCATTCAACCCGTAAATTGGCAGCATTGTTTACCAGTGCAAGATTGGCTGTTCCCCGCTATAGGTGATTACATGTTGTTTAGGAGGGAACAGCCTTATGCGTCTGAGCGCAGGATTCTTCAGTCGCTCCAAGAGCAAGAAGAGCTAAAGCGCATTCAGCAAACCTTGCAGTCACTGGAGCGTTCTGATGGATTGGATGATCATTGAGCCAAGTCTGGAATCCAGGTTGGCCATTGAATGCACGTGTAGAGCTATTTCAGAGACAACGGATTTTGATCAGGTTCGAGACTTATGTGTGGCACTTACTCGTCAGAACTGGCATCAGTCATTGCTTCTGAAGCAAGCGGTGACGCACATTGGGTCGTTGGAGTCTGGTGCGATTCTTCCTGACTAAGGCGTTGTTGACGATTCGCGGCACGAGCAGCCAAGCGTGATTCAACAGCTTCGCGCCATTTTTTATTGTCTTGGATATGAGCGTCTAGGTAGTCGTCTTGCGGAAGTTCCTGTGAAAGGTAGTCGTAAACGAGTTGTCTAATTTTGGCGGATGGTTTGATTTCAGCAGCCTCACAGTCTTGAACGAACAGCTCACCACGAAACGGGTCTAGCAAGACTTGGATATAGACACGATTGCCGTGCTTCGTCGCCATCGGCTTTAAAATACTAAAGGAATGTTACCATGTTATCGAGTCGTCAACCTTTTTCTTCCAAGCAGAACTTTGAGCAGATCTGGCATTGGTACGTTGAGTGCGACAACCGTTTCTAACCTCTCTGGCTTGTTCAAGGAACATTGCAGCTCTTTGGAGATCACCTGTTGTTGAAAGCTTGATGGCTTTCATGAGCCGTTCCATTATCAGTTGTCTGCCTGATTTGGGTTGAGGCATGATCCATTGCGTCGGCAAGACTTTGATGGAACGTTATCGCACTGCACTCATTTAGCACGATCCATTCATTATTATGCTTAAAAATCCGCAAGTTCATCACTGTTTGCGGCAAAGATAATTTAACCGTTTGAAGTGGGATATTGGAGCGGCAGTTAAGATGCTGACCTCTACATTGCAGTGAAGCGCGTCGATAACTTGACGTTCCAAATAATCAGGATTGGACTCGTAAGTAACTTGTTCAACGCTCAAAGGCTTGTTCTCTAGGTCGTAGGCGGTGAAGCGTGTGATTGCCAAAGGAAGATCGTCGTCATCAATTTGGCAGTAGTGAAGACAGACATCTTTGCCAGAGGATTGGTTAAGCATGTTTTGGTCCAAAGAACTCGTTAACGACTGTGGCGACGAGGCTTTCAGCTTGCTGTCTGTCCAAACCGAAGCTAGAGCGGCGGCGAACTTTGCTAACAGCGTTGTGAAAATCATCGGTTGTGAAGCTGGGTCGATCAGGAGACTGTAGAAGGCGCTCACGGATCAATTGTGATCTGTTGATACCTTTTTGTTTAGCCTGAGTTGACAGCTCGTCAATCAGCTCTTCGGGGAGAAAAGTTTTAATTTCTTTCATAGGAAAAAGTTTACTTCCGCTTGCCAGGCTTTTTCTTTTTCTGGGACGGTTTGATACGAGGTTTTACTTTAAGACGAGCAACGGTCTCGTGATAGCCAGGAGCATCTGGGACGCCTGCACGTTTCAAGATTTGAGTCCAGTCCAATGGCGTCTTACGCGCGTATAGATGTCCAGAGTGTCCAGGGCGTTCCAAAAAGCAGTGATGCCAATGGATTAGACCCTGGACACAGGGGGTGGACAGGTTAGATGTGTCCAGCCTCTTCTTCAGTCAGCTCAATCTCAACCGCTCCATCAAACAGACCCTGGACACCTTGTGATTGTCCAGGGGTAGTGTCCAGGGGCAGATCCCGCTCCAGCAAAGGGTTTATTGGAGCGGTGGACACTCTCTCTCCCTCTCCACGTGCGAGGACAGCTTTCCAAGTCTTAGCTTGATTGTTTTCTGGGACGGCAGAGACAACCAAACCACGCTTTTCAAGTCTCTGGAGCGATTTCTGGATCGCAGCAGGCTTACCGTCGATTAGCGGATCACAGACGAGATCATCTTTGGTGCGTGTCTCGGGGTAGACGACTCTGAGTTTTTGAAGGACGCGGTCAGTGACGGAAGCTGGAGAGGTGTCTGTCTCGTTAATGGCAGGAGTGAAGTCAGAGATGGTGAAGGAGAGGTCGTCTTGCATCTGCATGACAAGTTGAGTGCCCATGCGACCAGAACGAGACTTTTCGATCGTTATGAAGCGGCTGTGAGCCCCTACAGAGCGCTTTTCCTCGTCTGTTGGCTTGCGTAGCGCCCAAGTCTCGTCAACGGCGTCACGGATGGCTGAGGTGCCTCTAAAGCCACCGTTCTTATTGGCATGGTGAACGAT